GGCCACTTTTGGATTTTCCCGCACTACGAGTACTTTTAGGTGCTTTCTTTAAACCCACAGGAGATTTCTTACATCTACCTGATGTGGTATTCTTCATACACCATCTTGGGTTTTCTGTACCAGTTTTAGAGCATCTTTTTGTTGTAGGGTTGAATTTGCAACCTCCAGCACCACCATTTTGTACAGATAGGTAGTTTTTTACAATTTGTTGTCCTAGTCTAGTATTGACATTTACTTTTCTTCCTGTATGTGGATTTGTTATGTATTGAAATTCCATTATATAATATGATTATATAATATTTTCTGATATAGATTATTTTTTAGAATATCTATTAATTATAATAACATCCTAAAGATCTAAGATATGCATTTCTTAGTCTGTTTAGTTTATTTTTATATTCTAGTAAATCAAAATGTATTTTATAATCAATACTTTCTAAAATGTGTTTTTCAAATTTGTTTATAGTTGTAAGATCTACTCCTCCAAGTCTGGCCCAATATTCATTATTATATATATCATCCTCCAACATTTTAGCAGATAATAATAGCATTGTTAATGTTAATTTCAAAATATTAGTAGAAGTAACAATTACTATATTCTTATCTATACATTTATCAAGGATACATATTGCATATATAAAACAGGAAGGGCTTATTTTAAGATATTTACTAAATCTATAACAATAATCTTTAACACTTACATTATTTACATTAAGAGAATCAAACATTTTTAAAGTATTTTTTAACTTATCGTTAATAATGTTAGATTTGTCATATAATGTTTTTGTATATACAGAATACATATCAATGGCTGATGACATATCTAAATTTATATTTAGAACTATGTCCAAATACATATTTAATATATATTACATAATTAATCTTTTTTAAAATTATCTGGAAAATCAGTGATAATTCCTTCTATATATTCAATAGAACAGTTTAGTTGATTTACACTATTGCAATTATACAAATAAATTGGTTTATCTAATTTATCCAAGTATTTAAATACAAATTCATTATCAATACACACATAATCTATATTTTTAGTATACACATCCCAGTATATATTCATAAATCCACTTATAAGATATCCATATTTAATGCTTTTTTTATGATTTCCTAAAAATTTTTTCAATAAATCAATAATATAATGGTTAAAAGATTGTATATAAAAGGTAGTATTACTAGTATTGTTATACTCTATAAGTTTTTTATATAAAATTCCAATTATTCTCTCATTGTATCCTTTTACATCTAAAATAATGTGTAGATTATTGTGGTTCTTTAATATTTTGAATAGATCATCTATACTTAATATATTATAAACACCTAATTCTGAGACTGTAAGGTCTAATATTTTTTTATCGACTCCTTTACTTTCAAGTGTATAATCGTGGAATACTACTAAACCATCTTTGCATAATTGAATATCTATTTCAAAAAAATCCAGGCCTTTTTCTAAACATTTTGGTATTTGTTTTATATTATTTTGATCATGAAAGTTTATTCGATGACATATTGTTTTCATTATTATATATATAAAAAAATACTTTTTGCGGTAATATTCAATATTGTTTTTCTTTATAATATTAAATGAATAAATATAACATTAGTGTTTTAGCTGAAGCAAAACAGGAGTACACACGTCAATTAGTGAATATAATGGCTCCTCATTTGTATGTAGGAGTAAAATCAATATATGACACTGCCGCTTCTTTTTGCAAAAGAACAAATGATAAGAATGTTTTAAAAAAATTTCAATTATTATTATCAACTATACCTGATTGGAATCAAACTAAAATAAATGAGGAATATAGAAGAATCTCTCAAGACTCAGAGTGTGACTGGATTGAAGACCTAATAACAGCAGTATTTGTAAGCCATACTAAGGTACTTTCATCAATAAAACTTAAGAAAAAATCTAAACCTATAGAATTAGATGTTCCAGAAGGTCCTTATTTTACACATAAATGTTACATAGAAGTTGCAAGAAATTTTTGGAAAAAACCATATTTACTGCACACTGATTTTTCTAATTTAGAAATACAAAGAAATTTATCGGATTCTGAATTAGTAATAAAAGATTCAATAATAGAGTGTATACGTAAATTACTTCCTGTGAAATATATATTAAAAGAATATCTTGGTAATGATTTTGTAGATGAAGAAGAGGATATAACAAGCGATGTTTCTGTAAATACAAAAAGTAATCTAAGAAAGCTTGTAAAACAAGAAATTGAACAATCATTATCCAAAGAAGCAATTAGTGATAAAAATGATGATAAAATTGAAAATTTTTCAAGAATAGAAGTACAAAATAGTATAGAGGATACGAAATCTAGTGAAAAAGAGGATACGAAATCTGGTGAGAAAGAAGATAATGTATCTACTGAAAAAGAAAATATGGAAGGTGGAAATCTAGAAAAATCAGATGCTAAAGAACCAATAGAGGAAAATGTAGAACAATCCAACCCTGAATTAGTTTTAGATGAAGATGCTGAAGTTACCAAAGAAAATTTATCGGAAGATGTTGGTAAAAACACTGTAGAAGAAAAACCTATTCTATTGATACAAGATAAAGAAGAACCAGTCAAAAATCCTGTAGATATAGAAGCTCAAGAAAAACAAGAAGATAGTAAAAAAGAAGAAAATACAAAAGTAATTGTGTTAGATAAAAAATCTCAGGAGGGGGGTAAAATAGAAAAAAAAACTGAAGAAGCAGAGGTAATAGATTTAGGTAGTAAATACAGTGAAGAAATAGATAATATTATTGATAAAGAAAATAATGAATTAGATAAAAATATAGTTAACAATAAAACAGAAGATAATGTAGATAATAAAGAATATGATAATTCGGTACAAACTATGGATGATATTCGTGCAGACATAAAAGAGACAATTAAAGAAAACAACAGTAAAGATAATAAAGATGAAACTACTGAGTTTAGTTTTTTTGAAGATGCGGCCCCATTTTAATTAAATTAATGATATATTTTAATTTAATTAAATTTAATTATCGTAAATATTTTTGTAAATTATATTATAATGTCTATGAATTTGTTTGTAGTCGCGCTTATTTCTGCAATAGTTGCAATTGTATTGTATATTATTAATAATAAAATAGAAAAAGATGAATTATCAAATAAAAATATGATAAAAACGGGTATGATGGGTGCCTCTTTAGGTTTAATGAGTGCACTTTTAATGACATTCGGATCAGAGACTAGTATAACCTTAGATCAGGATATTATGACAGGTACACCTAATTTTTAATAGGTTTTTTTAACATTAACAACTGGTCCCTTTTTAGATTTACATTTTGAAATATCAAAATCATCATCATCATTATCGTGGTATTCATCATAGTTAGATATATGATATTTCCAAGCTGATGGATGACCTACTTGAAAATCGCTATGCATATCTGCTCTATACCAAAATACTTGATCCTCTAGTCTATTACTTTTTGAATTATTATGTATAACTAAACATTCATAATTTTCTGTACATTGATCCATAACTTGGCAAAATACCTCAAAACTAGGTAACATACCTGCAAATTGTTCATATAAGCGTTTTCTATTAGCAACAATATTTTCTCTTAGAATAAATACATAATCTATATTTGTTCTAAGATTAGGAGGAATACCTAAAGCATACTGCATAGTTATAATAAACATGCTTTTATAATGTCTACCATTCATAAATAATGCTCGTACATTTTTAGTTTTAATCCAAGAAGAATCATATAAACAATCATCTAGAATTAAAAATGCTCTGGGATCAATTGAACTGTTATCTTTACCCTGATTAATCCAAGTACTAACCACTTTTTTTTGTCTTTTCATATAATTAGAAATAATGTCTTCTCTATATTCATTATGTATAAATATGCTAGGTACCATTTTAGAATAAAATGAATTAGCACCCTCAGTACCACTGATAACAGTCCCAACTGGTATATCTTGATGATAGTAGAGTAAATCCTTAACTAATATGGATTTACCAGTTTCACGTTTACCAATAAAAACTACAACCTTATCCTCCGATATATTTCTCATATCAAACTTTTTTAATTCTAGACTACCCATATGCTATATATTATATAATACTAGGTATGATTATACGCGTATATTATATTAAGTTTAAATAGGATTTAAAAAATATAAAAAAATACAATGAATATCAAAGAAATTTATAAAAATTTAAATTCTAGAAAGGTTTCACAAAATGAATTTAATAGATTGAATAAAAATATCAAAGAAAATTATTCTATAATTGAAGATATATCTTTCTATAATCCAAATCTAAACCTATTTTCAAATTATTTTATTAATGAATTATCCTTTAATAACGATAATAAATTATATAAAATTATTAAAAAAAAACATAGAGTTTCCACTATAGGTTATTATTGTAATGCGGCCATCAAAAATAAGAATAATAATTTATTTTACAAAAAAATATTTATAAAAGAAATACCTATATTTAGCGTTGAAAATATAGACCTTTACAACGAGGATTTCAACTATCTTATAAATCCCTTATCAAAGAAAATAAATGAAACAATCTATTCTCTATCATCACCTTTTAACATTGAAATTCTTGTAAATTATCTAATATCAAAATTAAAAGAACTAGATATTGTACCTACATTTTGTGAATTTTATGGAATATATTCTTTGGTAATGAAAAAATTCACATATGATATCACTGAGTCACCAGAAATAATTACAAATATTGATGACATAATCAAAAAAAATGACAATAGTATTAGATTTATAAAAAATAATGAAGAGTATTTTTTAGAATATAATAATATACCAGCATATCTACTTGCTACAGAAAGTGGTGGATATGATCTATCATCAATAGGTGATGTTTTTGATTATGATATGTTACTATCAATGACTTTTCAAATTTTTATTGCAATCATAAATATGTATCAATGTTTTGGAATAAAACATAATGATCTTCATTTTGGAAACATAATGTTAAAAGAAACAACTAAAGAGTTTTTTTACTATAGACTCAAAGATAAGGTGTTTAGAGTACCATTAAATGGATTTGTTGTTAAAATAATAGATTGGGGGAGATCTACCTATAATTTTAATAATTTTAAGGGAAAAAGTGACATATATAACTTTGATTCAGAATGTTTTGGTCAATACATATATGAAAAAATAAATTCTAAAGGAAAAAAACCAGTAAAAATAGATAATAACCATTGGACAGATATTGTTATGGTTAGTTATAGTATATTGCACGAATATCCATCATTTAATAATACAGATTTGGGTCGATTATTAAAAAAGAACATTACATCTGTAAACAAAGAGATTATTAACACAAAGGATTTTTCTTGGAAAATATATAAACTAATTACTAATAGAAGTTATAATATAATTCCTAAAAATCTTATTTTAAGTAAGGTTTTTTCAAAATACATAATATCTGAAGATAATATAGGTAATAATAAAATATATGATATCTTATTATAACTATGATTATTCAGAATCATAATCACTTTCATCTATATTAATATTAGTATATTCCTGTATGTAGTTTTCAATATTATTACTATTCACATTATTGTTTCCTAAGGGATATCTTGCCCAAGTATCTGATTTATTAAACATATCACTGTATGTATTTTTTAGATTCTGTTGTTCTATTTGTTCTTCATAAAAGTTTCTAGGAATATAACGATATTCTATTTTAGGTAAAGGACAATTTTTGTAATTTTCCATATAACCAATTATAATAAACATTAAACCCGCTATAAATAATAATAATATAAGAGATTTCATTTATCTTATATTAATATTTTATTTAAAACTTTATTATACATTTCATTTAAATAAACCTAAATAATAAGTATTTATTTAGATATAATCTTATTTGCTTGATTCTTTATTTTTCATCCAAGGATCAACATCTAGAAATTGGGATTCATCTTTACTTTTGTCTTCTTCACCCTTTTCTTCACGTTCCTTACGAGCTTTTTCGTTTTGTATTTCTTGTTGTTCTTTTACATAATCAATATTTTCTTGGAAATGGGCATCCTTCTTTTCTTGATTTTCTCTGTATTTAGAAACTAATTCGTTTAATTGAGGTTCCTGGTATTCTTGATTCTCAATACGATGTGGATTAGGGTCCCACGGTAACCAAAATCCAACTTGACCAATATATACACTAAAGTTTTTATCCATATTTTGTAGCTTTTTGCATCTGTTTTCAGCTTCTCTATGAGTGTCATATACACCTCGTACCTTAAGACCTCTAACAGTTGTTTGGAAATCATTTCTTTCATAAAATTCCTTTTCTATTTTCTCTTCATTAACATATAAGAAATCTTTATATTTATCTTGTATAGTATCCGCGTCTAGATCATATTTTTTTGCCATTACTTCTAGAAATTTATTAATTTTAAATACTTCTTTATTTTCTAGAATATTTTCAGGAGAAACAAATGATAGGCAAACATATTTTTGCCCTGGAATTTCTTGATCAGCTTCTAAAAAATCTTCTATGACCTCTTTTTTTTCACTCATATTTAAATAAAATATATTTTAACTTTAAGTAAATATTCTATTTTATTATAATTTTTTTTCTTTTTATAATATATAAGATGGAAGCATTAAAGAATGAAGTAGCTGAACTCCAATCAGCATTCGATTTACAAGAAGTCCTCAAGAGAGCCGTAAAATATTTGATAGAAGGTGCCGCTGTAGCCGTCGCTGCTTTCTATATCCCTAAGAAAAAAATGAATGTAGAAGAAATTTTAATGATTGCCGTAACTGCCGCCGCTACATTCGCACTTCTAGATATGTACGCCCCAAGCATTGGTAACGCTGCCAGACAAGGTACTGGATTCGGTATTGGTGCCAATATGGTTGGTTTCCCCAATGTTTAAATAATTAAATGATTTCATAATATGTTATAAAATTATTTATATATTAAGAGTTTAACATTATTGATTTTAGTACACACTAAAATCTATACTGTTGGTATATATTGCCATTTAAGATCCAGGCATATTTTTTTCCACACTTCATCATGTTCCTGTAATTTCTCTCTAGACTTTAATAATCTACAATATGGAAGATACTCATCTTTATCAAGCAATTGAAAAAACTTATAAAATATATAAGGATATGAAAAAAAATTAGATCTATCATTTGGACAGTATTTCATCCAAGAACTCTGAATCTCCTTAAACATGTTTCTAACTTTTTCTTCTAATTCTCCATCAATAACTGGTGCAGGTTTACCAGTTATTCTATTAGTTATATAATGACAATGCTCATAATATTTTGTTAAATCTAGTTTTTTCAGTATATCTCTAACCTTACAGGTAGTAATATTTTTAAAATTAAGATACGATTCTTTTTTGAGCTCATTTTGTATTTTTTCAAATACCTCTTCACTTATATCCGTAGATTCTTTTGCTTGAAATTGTGATAACCATTCATTAGCGTGGTTAATCTTTTTGTATGCAAAATACGTAATTTCTTTAGGAGGTTCTTTATATGAAGGTGTATCAGAATCTACAAGTATATTTTCACATTCACCACATTTAGGACAAATTAGACATCCATGTATAGAATCAAACATTCTCTGTGTTTTACATTGTATACATTCATCTAGATTTTCATTAGAAATGTCTTTCATATTTTTTACATAATTTGGTTCAGTTAATGAAAGATATCTATCCATTATCTGATTTTTGTTGAGTGATTTCACATTTGTATTAACATTTGGTGATTTTTTTTTGACTTTTCCAAAAAAATCTAATACAGATTTCTTTTTAGATTTAGGTGATAAGGCATTTTTATATATATTTGATTCATCATAATAATCATAAAGAATATGTCCTGTATTCATTATATAATCATTAAGGCTTGTCTGTTCCTCTGTCTTTTTAAGATGTTTTTCTATGCTTTCTTTTTTCTCAATTAAATTAAGTTTATTTTCTATTTGTGCAGGAGTAAGATCACACATTTTGTGTTTAGATAAATTATCTATTTCTTTTTCTAATTTAATTAATTCATTTTTGATTGATGGAATGTTTTTTTCCAAAGTAGTGTAATATTCTAACTGATTATTATGTTTACTATCAATAGTTGTTTGCTCTAGAGTATTTTTTTTCTTATATACCTTTTTCTTTTTTTCTTTAAATAGGCTCATATAGTTTAGTATTAATAAAGAAGTCTTTAACCTATTTTTTAATATTTTTTACAAAAAAATTCGTTTATAAAGTTGGAATATACTAAAATATATATAGTATAATGAATAATAATACTACAAATAATAGTGATATTTCTCACAATGATAATTTACAATTAGATATAATAACAATGTATAAAATGACATTTGTATATAACGCATTACTAAATGGATGGACAGTTAGAAAACTTAAGAATAATAAATTTGAATTTAGTAAAAATAAAGAAGAAATTAAAAAGGAAGTATATCTTGATAATTTTTTAAATAAATTTATTAATGCTAATATAAATGTTAATCATATAATCGGTAACGAGGATGTAGCATAAAATTTACAATCAGCTTAGATAATTATTTATTCTATTCATAATATTAATAATATGGGGATATTTATTTAAAAATAATTATCTTCTAATAATATATAAATAATGGGTGGTGGTTTAATGCAATTAGTAGCCTATGGGGCACAAGATATATACCTAACTGGTAATCCCCAAATTACCTTTTTTAAAGTAGTATATAGAAGACACACAAATTTTTCAATAGAAAGTATCCAACAAACATTTAATGGTACAGCTGACTTTGGTAAAAAAGTAAGTTGTACTATATCCAGAAATGGAGATCTTGTTCACAGAATATATCTACAAGCAACCCTTCCAGCAGTAACTGTTGCTTCTGCCAATTCAGGTAACTGGGTAGATTGGATTGGTGAAAAATTAATCAATTATGTAGAAATTGAGATAGGTGGACAAAAAATTGACAAACATTATGGTGAATGGTTACATATCTGGAATCAATTATCAAATAATTCAGGCCACGAAGAAGGATATCAAAGAATGGTAGGAAATATTCCAAAACTTTGTCAAAGGGTTAATGCTACAGGTGGTAATAGCGTGACTACTGATGAAACTGAATTATACGTTCCTCTTCAATTCTGGTTTTGCAGAAATCCTGGATTAGCTTTACCATTGATATCCTTACAATACCACGAAGTTAAAATAAACATAGAATTTCAAGAATTTAAAAACCTTTTCAGAAATATAGTAACCGCTGATGGTATTATACCTACCGATATTACCAGTGTTCCACTTACTGAAGCATCTCTATGGGTAGATTATATTTTCTTAGATACAGATGAAAGAAGAAGATTTGCTCAATTATCTCACGAATATCTTATAGAACAACTTCAATACCCAGGAGAAGAGACTATTTCTTCAAGTGTATCAAAAATAAGACTTAATTTTAATCATCCAGTAAAAGAACTTGTATGGGTAATCCAAAAACAACAAAATATAGACCAAAAACAAGGATTTAACTATACTGATAGATTCGATTCTAGTCCTTTATTAACTCATTCTCATTTAGGAAATACCTTATTAAGTGGACTCGCATCTAATTTGGCTTTCGGTAGTACTCCAGGTAGTTTAGCTACATATACCCTACCATTACAGACTCTCAATACAGATAACGGTCATAACTGTTGTTCAAGAGCTAGATTACAACTTAATGGTCAGGATAGATTTGCCGAAAGAAGTGGTGACTACTTTAACTATGTACAACCCTATAATCATCACAGTAGAACCCCTCATATTGGTATAAATGTATATTCATTTGGTCTTAAACCAGAAGAACATCAACCCAGCGGCACATGTAATTTTTCAAGAATAGATAATGCCAATCTCTTCTTAAATGTAACAGAAAATACCATTAAAAAAGGAAGTATTACTAATAATGGTAGTGCCATATTAACCGAGGCCGACCCTACTAGCGGTACTGGCGATAGTGCTAAAGTAAGAATATATGCAACTAATTACAATGTACTAAGAATTATGAGTGGTATGGGTGGACTCGCCTACTCTAATTAGATTTTAAAAAATTTGAAACCTTATTATCATAATTTATAATAATAATGTTTTGAATAATATGCTTAATGTCAGACATAAACTACGGCTATGTATACTAGGAAATTTTGTATTACTTTTATTAATCACAATTCCAGTGTTTTTACTAAATAATGGTGAATCTAAATACTTTCGTATAGGATGGCACGATGACCTTATTTTAATATCAATACCTATAAATACTCTTGGTAGATATATTGTAACTTGCATATTTTTAATAGCTATTGAAGTTAGTGACATCATTATTGGAGATATAGCACATCCTATCATTGGATTTAATATCTATAATCCTGATAAAAAAGAAATCACAGAATTTGGAAAAAATGAACTACAAGTCTATGGAAATAGTATGTACCTTATAGAAGGATTCAAACGCGTATTAATGATTGTAATATCAATTACACAGGTTGATTTTGCTATGTTTACAGTCTTATTTGGAAATATTGCATCTGTATTCACAATCAGAATGATTTTAAACGAAAAACAATTTACTAAGTCTCCTAATACAAAATATCAAAAACAAGAAGATGATATGGAAACAGAGCTGCAGGAAGTTTAGACTAAACTATATGCTTTGGCCTTATCAATATAGTCTTCGTAGTTATATATACCCCTACCCACAATTATTATATCAGTATCAACGTTTTTAGCATTTCTATACTTTTGGTCTGCAATATTACTATTTTCTAGACTTATCCCAGGAGTCATAGATATCATACCACCAATATCTATGCGTGTTTGAGTTATAAAACCTAAAACATTTTTCTGACATTCTGTTGCTAGTAAGGTTGACATTGTCGTATAATCCCATTTTTTACTATTAGACATATTTGCTACAATCATAACACCAGACATACCTTTTATAACCTCACTAGAAACAGTTCCCATTACAGTAACCATATCAACCCAGTTTTTATATCTAGTATACTGTCTATGTGATATATAAGAAATATCAACAAATTTTCTATCCTCCATTATCAAAAAATCATTTTTTATGGAACTTTCTATTAATGCATTCTTAAAACTCTCATCTAAATCATTATACATATCATAATGTACCTTGCATATGACTATGTATTTTCCAATATCATCTAATATTGATAACAATTTATCAGTATCCTCAATATCAGCAGAAAAGCATAATCTACTATTCTTTTTTGTACTTATATTATTTAATCTTTGACTTACAACATCTGTTTTAGTTATTAAACTTTTTACTGGAACACTACAATTATAACCCTGTTGTCTATCTAATATTACTGCCACACCAACTATATTTACACTATCTTTTATACTATCTATCGTTTTTTGTACGGAACTTCCAGATGTTATCACATCCTCAATGATTAGACATCTAGAGTCTTTTCTATAATTGCCCTCTATAAGTTTATTTGTTCCATAGGTTTTGAACTCATTTCTAGCTATTATCATAGGTATATTATATCTGGTTGATATATAAGTGGCAATAGGTAATCCACCTATAGGAACACCGCATATTATATCATAACTATCTCTATCTATAAGATTATATAATAAATCACCAATCTGACTTAAAAGTCTAGGATAAGATATAAGATTTTTCATATCAAAATAGTATTTTGATACATCACCATTTTTTAGAGTAAAATTACCTATTTTTATACAATCATGTTTTATCAATTCTTCTATAATAGACATTTTATATTATAGAGTAATTTCTTTTTAATATAGTTATTAAAATTCTTTATTTAATAATTTATTATATGCTTTAGGTACATTATATTTGACATAAAAGTATGCAATTATCATATTTGATATCAACAATGATGTTTGTACTATCATCAATGGATAGTCTTTTTTAAGCATACCATAAGTAAACCATATTATTGATGCTGATAATTGTATTATTATTGTGTAGGGAGATAAGGACTCAACATCCTGTGTTTTAAGTGTCTTAAATACAAGTGGCCACAGTATAAATGATGCAAGAACCGCCCCAGTATATCCTATAATATTTATATGATTATTTTTTATGTAATCCATTATTATAATGTATATATAATTTTTATAGTTTTTTATAGTATTAACATAAATTAGATATAATTTTAATTTCGCTATATTTAATACATTATTTAAAAAATTCTATAAAATTATATGTCTTTGATGTATAGAAATAATGCTATACTTCCAGGTAATCAAAATATAAAATTAAAAGAAATAAAAAAACTTCCTATTGAAAACAATGAATGTATAATCACCTGGAAGGATGGCTCTGAATATATTGGTGAATGTAAAAATAAAGAACTAAATGGATATGGAGTGTACACATTTCCTGATAAGTCAGTCTATTCTGGATTTTGGAAACATAGTTGTAAACATGGATTAGGCACACTTAGATATAACAATGGAACTAGTTATAAGGGTACATTTATAAATGATATGATTTCAGGTGATGGGGTTTTATCATATGACATAACAGATGAAGGAAAACAAATATATATTGGAGAGTTCAGAAATGGTCTTATGAATGGATATGGTAAATTATATTATCATAATAAAACAACTGGTGAATATGAATTAGAATATATTGGTTATTTTAAAAATAACACTTTTAATGGAATAGGAATGTGTTTTCATAAAAATGGTAACAAATTTTATGAAGGACATTTTGCTAAAGGCAAACCCTGTGGAGAGGGTATACTATATGATGAAGAGGGTGAAAAAAGGGAGGCTTCATATTATATATCAGGAGAACAACAAAAGGATCTAAGTCAAACAAGACATTTTAAACTTATAGATAAATTACAAAAAAAAATTAAATTTCCAATGTATCATATACATCACAATATATAAGTATTTCTAAATGGAATTTCAATAGTATCTACTCCTATTATAACATTTTTACATTTTTGGTAAAGTTGATATTTTTCTGTCCAATACCCATAAATATTTCTTTTCAACGTTTCATTTAGATATTTATTTACTATTAAGTGCATAAATATTCGTTCATACATTTCTACTATCTCTTTTTTTGATTTGTAATTTTTAAGTATAGTATAGAATTTATTTGATCCAAAAAATTGACGTCTAATATTTGCTTTAGTTGGATTGTTAAGCTCCATTATGCATCTAAAAAGTAATTGACATATATCACTCACATTCTTTTTGATTATACTATCCTTATTTTTACAATTATCACAAGACTCATTGCAACTCATTTTATCATAGGGTCTTAATTCACCGAGATGATTTGATATTTGACAATGTCTACAATCAATTATATTATCTGCATAATTTACAATAGTATTTAATTTTACTAATTGATGTTCAATATACATATCATTCTTATATTCATCAATATTTTTCCTTATAAGATGCTCCGAAATTATCTTATCTTGATATGAATAGTATAGTAAACAAGTACTGGGGTTACCATCTCTACCTGCTCTACCTATTTCTTGATAATAATTTTCAATTGAAGATGGTAAATTATAATGTATAACATAACGAACATCCGGCTTATCAATTCCCATTCCAAATGCAATAGTTGCAACAATGACATTATAAGTGCCATTTTGCCAATCATCCTGTATACTATTTCTTACTTTGTCTGTTAATCCAGCGTGATATGGTCTGGAATTAATATTAAATTCATTTAATTTCGATGACACCTCTTCGCATCTCTTTCTAGATAAACAATATATTATACCAGAACAATCGATATATCTAGACTTTATCATACTTATTATCTCGCTAAATGAGTTTTTATCTCGATGTTTCACAACAATATTTAGATTACTTCTATAATAGGATTTAGTATATATTTTAGGTGTATTAAGACCCAGAAGATGTATAGAATCCTTCAATACTTGGTTTGTTGCAGTAGCTGTTAATGCCATAATAGGTACCCCTGGATAATTTTCGCGTATATTTTGTAATTCTCTATATTGAGGCCTAAAATCATTACCCCATAAAGATATACAATGCGCTTCATCAATTACGAATCTTTCTATAAATTTTCCTTGATGTAAAATTTGTAGATTTGTTTTAAAATCTTCGTTTGAACATAGTGTTTCAGGGGTTGTATATATAATGCGAACATCACTTTCCCTGTTTACCATTTCATATAGTATTACTCTTTTGTGTTTTGCACTACTATCACCATAAAATCCATATACTTTTATGTTTTTTTTTTCAAGATTATTAATTTGATCTTTGATTAAGGATTTAAGTGGAGATATAATTATAGTAGTACCTTTTTGAAGTAAAGCAGGAAGTTGATAACAAATACTCTTACCAGAACCAGTTGGTAAAAGAATGAATTGATCAATTCCAGTGAATGCATCTGTAATTATTTCTTCCTGTTTTTCCATAAATGATTCATATCCAAAATACTGTTTAAGATATTTTTTAATTTTACTATTTTTCATCTAAATGAAACATAATAAAAACATAAAATATTAATCTTTTTCAAATTTTAAAATCATTCTGTTATATCTTGGTTATTTAAAATCATTAACTCTGTTTCAGTATGTATCTTTTTAAGAGCATTTTCATCACAATCACTAATAAATTTATCCATATGTTTATTTCCACCATCGTAATGATCTTCGAGTATATTATATGCCCTATCTGATAAATCCTCTATTGTTTCTTTTTTATCTCTAAGTTCCCATTTTGCTCCATTATATATTTTAGCATATTTCTCTTTTCTATTAGGTATTTTTATATTTTGATTTTCTTTGTGTTTTGGATTAAAATGTATATGTTTTAATAATCTAGGAATGCTTTTATATGGTCCATATTCTATAAGCTTATTTATGATATTACTTGTAATATATTGCATATTTTCATTACCATATGCGTTAATATTAATATTTATAGTATTATTAGTAGTGTTGCCTACTTTAGTTAGTAAAACTTCTATCTGATTTTTAAGCTCATGGATAACACTATCCTTATCTGCAGCCACTTGTGCTTTTGCTTCTACTAATTCCTCCTTAGTATAGGCTTTTTCTTTACAATTTTTCAAATGCCGATGTAAGTTACTGTTTTTAGAAAATGTTTTTTCA